TACGGGGGATAAAACCAAATGTATAAAAGAAGAGCAGCTACAGAAAGATAGGTAACCGGTATATATCAAACGGTTAGCAGCACGATACCCCCAGATGCGCCGCGAAACCAAATGTTACTTCAACATTACTTTCGTGTTACATTCGAACGAGATTTGAACGAGGTGTTCGACCCCTGATGTTACATCGCCTCCGAAAACGGTCAGAAACGGCCAAAATTCGGAGGTTTTTTGATGTCTGCAAGCGTCGGTCGGATTTGTGCCGAAGGTCGTTTGCGCCGCGATTTCAACCATTGGCAGGCGTGTATAGGTGAGGCCGTCATGCCGCCGGTCGAGTATCGTATTTTTATCGTTCAAACGGCCGTTCAAACCCTCACCAAACAAAGTAAGGTCGTTCTGCCATTTCGGCAGTCATGTTCTATGATCTGAGATTTAGACGGCCACAAAAACGGCCGTTAAAACTGCCTCTGTTTTTTCGTGTTTCAAAACGAAATATCCACGTTAAACAGCCATTAAGACTGCCAAAAACGTGAAAAAGAGATGCGCCTAAACTAACCTTTAACTACCGAAAACCGTGCAAAAATGCAGGAAAATGGCGGTATATGTACCCCCTTAATGACACACTTTTTACAAATTTCAATCGCTTATTTTTGTATAATCGTCTAAAAAACAGTGGCAACCGTTCAAGTTGCCGCTGTTTGCTGTTTGAAAAAAGTGCGCGAGAACACTTTTATCCCATCGTGTTGAACCTTACACTCGCCTTTACTAATGCCAGCGCGCGGATCGAGTCTGCTGGAATCTCTTTTGGTGAATGGTGTGGGTTGTGGCTGACGAGCCGAACGAAACGGTCGTCGTCTGCCCTTTGTATGTACTTGATGGTGATGTAATTTTCGCCATCGAGCGTGAACGACAGTAGATACATTTCGCCCCATAATATACTGCTCGCGGTATAGGGAATCTCCTTATATAATACGATGTCTCCACTCTTCAGAAGCGGATACATAGAGTCTCCGCGAACATATAATGCTCCGTCACACGGCGGCAGGTCGGGAATTTGCAAATGGCTGACCGGAACCTGTCGGGTCGTTCCATCGAAGAGGGCCACCAGTCCAGCGGTGGCGTCAAGTTCATACAGCGGGACGCTCTGCATTCCAATCGTGCGATCTGTACGGAGGGAGAACTGCTCCTTGATGGCGGGAATGGCCAACTGTCGATCTTCTGCGCGCTGCATTTCACCTTTGCCGGTCAGTAGCCATTCGGCGGATATATTCGCATTTGCGCATACTTTTTCAAGAACATCATATGACGGTTTTCCTTTTCGAGTCCCAACTACATTTTCCACGACAGTTGCCGATATGCCAACGCTCTGCGCAAATGCTCGCTTATTCCCTTTATATAAGGAATTTATAATCTCTTCAAATCGGGCGTTTATATTCATTGTTTCAAAATTATTCGCAAAAGCGAAAATTATTCGCGTTTTATTTTGAATATTCGCATTTGCGTATTATATTTGCATCGTCTTAACATATTAAGGCGCTATAAAGGTAGTGAAAATTTTGAATCATGGATATGAAAGAGGAACTAAAAACGTGGCAGACACAGAGTAGCAAGAACAAAGTCTGCTTTTATCTGATTACGCGGGGTATTGCATTCTGCTATACGGAGAAATCCGGGATTGTTTTCGAAGCGTCCGCTTCCTTCGTGAAACGCATGTCCGACGCTCTGGTGACAGCTTACGGCTGCTCCCTGCGACCGATCATCAATGAAGTAAAATAACCCGGCGATGAAACGATATTGGTTCCAACTACTGACGAACGACTACGACGATCTGGATGCATTTATTCCGGATGGTTCGAGCAAAGTCACCGCAATGAACCGGGCGAAGCGCTGGATGCAACAGAACGGTATCGGTAGCGCAGTTCTGGCGGTCAATAGCATGGTGACCAGCAACATTCTCGATATGATACAAATAGAATTAAATAACTGAAATTATGACACAGCAGGAATTTGAAGATCGGACGGGCAAAACGGTTACATCGGAAGAGTACGCACGGATAGAGGCTATGTATATGGCCGCGGGGAACATGGACAAGGATCAGTTCTGTACAGAGTATAAGAAACACGGATCGAGCGCCATCGTAGCGGAATATTATCGACGCATTACGGTTTTGAACGGCATGCTCGAGGAGCGTAATAACGAGCTGGACGACGCCCGTCAGAACCGAACGAGCCTCGCGGAATTCCTCCTCGGCAAGGCTGCTGCCTATGACGATACGGATTTCTATCGTGAAGCGGTCAGGCTCATCGGGAGAAAAGCAGCGACACTATACAAGATCAAGAGCGGGCTTCCCCTTTGGGAGGAAGATGTAAGGTATCTCGAAGAGAAGTTGGCCGACTAATATGTAGAACCAAACTAAAACAGGACAGAGATGAAATATATCGAATTACCAACAGCCAAGAAGGCTCGCATCCGTCGGGCGTTGGGCGTAAGCCGTGTGACGCTGTGGTCTGCCTTGACGTTCCAGACCCAGAGCGCGCTGGCGGAAAAGATTCGCCGCATGGCCTTGCAAGACGGTGGTCGCGTGATGAGCGAGGTCGATGTCACGAACGGTTTCATGCCGAATTGCGAGACCGATTTCGAGCATGATGCCAGCGGCGTGCGGCGGATTATTCAGACTTTCTCGAACGGCGTTCGAGTAGAGTTCGACAACGCCACAAGCACGGCTGATATCAGCCGGAACGGTTGTTCCGTGAAAACGTTCTCCGACGTCAAGATTTGCGACTGGGGCAATATCGTATTCGAGGCTCAAAGCCTCACGGATTCATTAAATGAGTAAACGATGAATAACAACCGACGTAAACAGCTTCAGGCGATTCGAGAAGAGCTGCAAGATATCTACGAACGTTTGGATATTCTTTGCGATGAAGAGTGGGCCGCTTACGACAATCTCCCCGAGCCCTTTCAGGATTCGGAACGCGGCGAGAAAATGCAAAGTGCAATCAGTACGCTCGAGAGTGTCAGGGATCAAGTATCGGAGGCCGCTGATGAGATAGGCGAAATTTGGGAGTAGGTCGGTTTCCCGCGAACGCGGAGGTGTTGTCCGGAGCGATGCCGGCGCGGGATCAAGAACAACGAAGTGATGGAATATTTCGGAAATACGATAGCAGTAACGATGCACGAGCTGACACGGTCGGACGATGGCGAAGCGGTAATGAGTCGTAGTGCTTACGATCATCTCGTGACGCGGAACCGGGTAAATGTTCTACGTCCGGGCAAGGGACTCGGATCGTATGCTCTGATCGAGTACCGCTCCTTGCCGGAACGGTTCCGCATCCGCTTCGAGGAAAAATACGGTGATCCCGAGAAGACAATGAAACAGGACGAAATGCCGCTTGCGATGGACGCTGAGGCGCAGCGCTTCTACCACGACCACCTGCTGCCCAGCGGCGAGCATCTGCCCGAGGAGAAGCAAACGGAATACACGACGAACGCCCGGGTACTGAACGCCCTGCTGGAGATGTTCAACACGCAGAAGGCGATGCGCCGCGCGCGCAACAACAACACGCCGGTCGTCTGGTCGAATATCTTCGCCGCCGCCGAGGAGCTGCGCGATGCCTACGGACACACACTCCCAAAAAGCGAGGCCCGCCTGCGCGACAAACTCCGACAGTACCGCAAGGAGGGCTACGCCTGCCTCGTGTCGGGTAAGTTCTGCAACGCAAATACGCTGAAAATTACCAAAGCGGCCGGGCGTCAGATCGTCGCCCTGCGCCGCTGCCGGGTTCCGGTCTACACGACCAAGCAGCTCTTCGAGGAGTTCAACCGCATCGCCGAGCGCCGCGGATGGAAGCCGCTCGCCTCGCAGTCATCGCTGGTTCAATACCTCGAACGGCCGGAGGTCAAGCCGCTGTGGTACGATGCCGTCTATGGCGAGCTGGCAGCCAAGCAGCTCTACGCCCGCCGCAACAAGACCGAGATGCCGACCATGCGCGACTCGCTGTGGTACGGCGACGGCACGAAGCTCAACCTGTTCTACAAGGCGGTAGAGAATGGCAAGACCGTCATCCGCACGGTCTCGGTCTATGAGGTCATCGACGCTTACAGCGAAACGCTGCTCGGCTACTCGGTCAGCGCCAGCGAGAACTTCGACGCGCAGTTCGCCGCCTTCCGCATGGCCATCGAGACGGCCGGCTGCAAGCCCTACGAGATCGTCACGGACAATCAGGGCGGCCAGCGGAGCAAGATCGCGCAGAAGTTCTTCGCGAACATCTGCCGCATCAATCGGCCGACGGCGCCGTACAACGGCCCGTCGAAGAGCATCGAGTCTGCCTTCGGCCGGTTCCAGCAGCAGGTGCTGCATGAGGATTGGCGATTCACGGGCGGCAACATCTCCTCGAAGGAGGCGTGGAAGATCAATCGGGAGTTCCTCGAGGCGAATAAGGAGAAGCTGTTCACCTACGAGGAGATGCTGGCGGCCTACGCTGCGGCTCGCCGCAAGTGGAATGCGATGAAGCACTACCGGACGGGGATCGCTCACGAGGAGATGTACCGTGCGAGCGTTAATCCGGCCACCGATCCGGTTACGGAGTTCGACATGATCGATCTGTTCTGGCTGACGACCGAGCAGCCGAGCCTGTTCACGGCCGACGGCATCACGATCCAATACCGAAACCGAAAGTACACCTACGAGGTGCTGACCGCCGACGGTCGTCCGGACTACGAATGGCGCCGGGATAATACCGGCCGGGAGTTCTTCGTGAAGTTCGACCCGCAGCGCATGGATCGGGCGTTGCTCTACACCCGAACTCCGATGGGGCTGCGCTACGAGACGGTGGCCTATCCCTACCTTTCGATCCGCCGCAACATTCAGGAGCAGCGGCCGGGCGACATGGAGCTGATCCGGTTCAACGACGATGCGAACAAGCGCGAGCGGGTTCGCCGCCAGATCGAGGCGCACGCGCTGGAGCTGGAACACGGCGTCGCTCCGGAACAGCACGGGCTGCGGACTCCGTCCCTCAAAGGCATCAGCGAAAAAGAGTACGAGCGGCTGGCCGACGCAATGGTGGCCGTACCGGTCGAGGCGACGACCGAACCACTTGCGGTCGGCGAATATACGAAAGCCGTCAGCAACATGGATTTCGACCCGACGGCCATTTTCAGCAGAATGTAAATCTTAAAACCATATCGACATGAAACAGTTATCACTCGAAGAGAAACAGACCGTCCAGACGCAGCTTCAGGCGTATGTGTCCAAATATCCCAGCCAGAACAAGGCGGTCAATTCGCTCGGTCTGAGCACGGGTACGGTCAGCGCGATTCTGAACGGCAAGTTCGACAATATCAGCGACGAGATGTTCCTGCGCATTCGGTCACTGGTCTCCCCGATCAATCCGGAGGAGTGGGCCGTCTGCGAAACGACCGCCTACCGGGAGCTGTCGGTTCTGCTCTCCGACGCGCAGGCGAATCAGAACGTCTCGTGGGTAGTCGGGAATGCCGGCATCGGCAAGACGACGACCGCGCACGATTACGCGTCGAAGCATGAAAACGTGTTCGTCGTCTCGTGCTCGGAGGATATGCGGCGCGGGGACTTCATTCGCGAAATGGCCCGCGTCATCGGTCTCAAGCTCGCCCAGACGAGCCTGCGGGAGAAACTCCAAGCCGTGACGGACGCGCTGCGTGTGCTCGACCGTCCGCTGCTCGTCTTCGACGAGGGCGACAAGCTGATGGATACGGTGTTCTACTACTTCATTTCGATCTACAATGCCCTTGAAGGTCGCTGCGGCATCATCTTCCTCTCGACCGAATACATCAAGCGCCGCATGAGCATCGGATTAGAGTACGACAAGAAGGGCTACGACGAAATCTATTCCCGCATCGGCCGGCGGTTCATCGACCTGACCCCTGCGACCCGCCACGAGGTGACGGCCGTCTGCCGGGCGAACGGCCTGATTGCCGACAGCGCGATCGCCGAGGTGGTGGCCGATGCCCGCACGATGGTCTCGACGTCCGTGAATCCGTGGGACAAGAAGCAGCCGAAGGAGTATTTCGACATGCGGCGCGTCCGCAAGTCGGTGCACAAGAACAAGAAGCTCGCCCAAATCAAGAAATAACCCCGTTCAAACGCTGTTCAAATGGGCCGCACACTATCAGCCAAACAGGTATTGACGCTCAAGCGCCGGACGATCCGCCCGGGCGGCATCTGGGCGGACTGCGTCGGCGAGATCGACCGCACGGGCGTGGTCTTCTTCTGGGGCAATTCGGGCAACGGCAAGACCTCGGCGGTGGCCTCCTTCTGCAAGGAACTGACTCAGTTCGGCCGGGTGCTCTACCTGCCGTTGGAGGAGGGGCTGGGCGGCACGACGCAGGACGCCATCCGCCGCTATCGGTTGGACGAGTGCGGCCGGAAGTTCCAGTACAACGCGACGATGACCTTCGCCGAGATGGACGAAGCTCTGTCGAAACCCCGCTCGTGGGATTTCGTGGTGATCGATTCGTTCCAATACACGCAGATGAGCTACAAGGAGTATATCGCCTTCAAGGAGCGCCATCGCAACAAACTGCTCATCTTCGTCAGCCATGCCGACGGCAAGCGCCCGGAAGGACGCGCGGCGATGAAGATCATGTACGATGCGTCGCTGAAAATCTGGGTCGAGGGGCACAAGGCGTTCAGCAAAGGTCGCTACATCGGGCCGAAGGGGGAATGCACGATCTACGAAAAGGAGGCCAAACGCTACTGGGAAGGGAAAACACTAAACAGAAAATGATATGAATTTAGACTCGCAAAACAAGGTGCTGAAGGCGGGGTTCATGATCGTCCGCAAGGACGACTACCCGCAGCCGAAAATCAAGTACAAGCAGTTCGGGTTTCCCGAATGGCGGACGCTCGAGAAGTTCGACACGAAGGCGGCCCGGGATCGCCGCTATAAGGGACTGCTGCATGACAGCAGCATAATCGAAGATTGACCTATGGATATCAAGAAAATCTACATCAGCGGGAAGATCACCGGACTGCCCATCGACGAGGTGATCTCCAAGTTTCAGGCCGCGGAAGCGAAAATCCGGCGCTTCGGCTTCGAGCCTGTCAGTCCGCTCCGTAACGGATTGCCTTTCGAGGCGGAGTGGGCGGATCAGATAGGCGAGGATGTCAAGCTGCTGCTCAAGAGCGATGCGATCTATATGATTGCGGATTGGCGGCAGAGCGAGGGCGCGATGATCGAATACCTCGTCGCCCGCCAGCGGCGGATGCGCATCTTCCTTGCCGAAACTTTCGATGCCCACGCATCCGTCGAATCGAAAACCGAACAGTCCCATGAAACGGAAGCGTAACTATTCACGGTTCTATGCCATCGCCAAAGCGAAGAGCATCGATCTCGACCAGCATAAGGAAGTGCTGGTGTCGCAGTTCACCGGCGGACGCACGTCGTCGCTGCGGGAGATGACCCCTGCCGAGTACGAGGAGATGTGCGAGTGTCTCCAGACGGGCAAGCAGCTCGGCGAACCCTCGGCCGCATACAGGGAGCGGCTGCGCCGGGCACGGTCGGCAGCACTGAACCGCATGCAGCGGCTCGGCGTGGATACGGCCGACCGGACGTTCGCCGCTGTGGATGAGTTCTGCCTCGATCCGCGCATCGCCGGCAAGCCTTTCGGGATGCTGACCGTCGACGAGCTGCAGGCTCTCGTTCCGAAGCTCGAGGCGATCCTGCGCAAACCGAAGCCCGTGAAGCCGCAGCGGGTCGTGCAGATTCCGATTTTTATTCGACCGAACCAATTACCGAGTTGATATGGAGAAACCTACAATAACCGTCGATTTGTCTGGAGAGCAGGGAAATATTTTCACCCTGATGTCGGAGGCGCGAGCAGCGATCCTGTCCGACGTTCGGAGGCTCGGCTTCCAAACACAGAAATCGCGAGAAGAGCAAGATCGAGACAAAGCTCATGCGGAGTTCGTTGCAGGGCGGATGATGCACGAAGTGATGCAAACCCATACCTATGACGGGGCGCTCGCTGTCATTCGCCGATATGTGAACATCGAACAGAAAGGAGGTGCGCCTATGGAGTAACCGGTATGGGGGTGGCGACAGGAAAAGAACAACGAAATGGGAAAGATTGGCTGTTGTTTGGAGATAAGCACAGGGGTTCGAGTCCCCGGCCACCCGCAATCCCCTTTTTTGAGATGAAGACCCGAGTGCAAGTAGGGCGACGATGGCGCAGGGGTTACCCGCCGGAGAATGGCGGTGGCAAAGCGGAACAGGACGCTTGACTCCATCGGACAGATGACGCGAAAGGCTCTGACAGCCGGGAAAGACCGGCAAATGGGTCGGCAGGGCCTTCGGTTCCATCGGAGGCATAGCACAATGGCCAAAGCGATGCGGCTGTTGTTCCGGTTCGAGTCCGGACGACTTACAGAATTGTTTAACCTTTATATCTGACAGCTATGGAAAAGAAACAAGTAGGTGCGTGGCGGCTGCCGGCCGAACTAACTGAATGCCGTCAAGGTGCGGAGATCGTCTTGGTTTTCGACAACCGGGATGAATATCAGGGTATCTTCCGAGGATTCGATAACGAAGAGATCGTCCTGCAGGCGTGCGGAAGCCAATCGAAGATCGGACTTCCGCTCGGAAGACTTTACACATGGTGTGTTGTCGGAGAGGTCAAACCCATCGATGCGGTGATCTATCCGAGCGACGAGCCGACGATCTCGGTGGTCGATGATGCGATCTACGGAGGTGCGCATTGCTACGTGATCCGCGAGTGCCTCGGCTTCAACGACGGCAAGACGCAATACGTCGAAACCGAGCAGGTCGTTCGGTTCGTGCAGAAGAACGACGACGGGACGATGATCCCCGGCCTGCAATCCGAGCAGCTGGTTCTGGCCTTGCTCGACCGCCATGAGAAGCTGAACACCCGGTTCCCGTCGGAGCAGAACGCCAAGATGATCGCCGGCCTGCGGATGTTCCTCGAGGCGTGCGAAGAGCGGGTAAAGAACCGTATGGAGCGCGGAGTGATGGGCGAACTTAAAAAGTAGTGGTAATGAAATGGATTAGAGAACCTATTCCGGGATGTGCCGGATACACGGAAGCGATGATTGCGTTGACCCCCACCGAAGCGGCGATCTTGGCTAATGCCCTGCGGAAACCATTGCGGGAATTGCAGAAGCAATTAGAACGATTGGATGATATTCACGAATTAGGTGAGGCTACCGAGCGACAGGAGGCTCGTCGATGCGATATAGGCGAGACTGTTACGGTGCTTAAGTATTTTTTTGAACTGGAGTCTTTGAACCTTAAAAAGTAGCGGCAATGGGAGAACGAGAATGGAGCGATGCGGTTCTGATGGTCAATGGCCAGCCCGTCCGTGTACTGCCGGAGGTGGACTTCGGCGGCGATACTCCGGACGAGCCGGTCGCAAGAGGTATTTCCTCGATTGAATTTTCGGCGCGTATTACGGGTGAAGCGATGCTCCGGACGGCGAATTTGATATCCCGATTCGGGCCAGAATTCGCGCAGTTCGCAGAGGAACTCCGCCGATGGGCAGCCGGATGCCGTTTCCGCTCGCAGGTGGAGAGACGGCATTCGCGAACCCGCCGCAGACAGCGGCCGACGCGCTTGCAACGACGACAGAAACGACAAACCAAAAACAGAGTAAAACGATGAAAGTGAAAATTAAAGGAATCAGCGAGCTGGAGAGCGCGAAATACGTGTTCGACAACAGCGGTAATCTTATCGGGGTGCGCCTCGACGTGGATTCGGAACGCGGAATACGCAAAGTATATCCGATGGCGTTGGTCGAGGAGATATTCGATTGACCTCATGAATAAGTTAAAGTGTTGAAAATAAGTGCGAATTGTCTTGCGTGTTCCGAATGGTAGTGTTATGTTTGCGATACGATTAAACGATTGATAAACAGTAAACTAAATGTTGATATGAAACGCATGGACGCACTTCGAATCGCCACAAATTTCTACGCTTTCCGCATGGGTGTCAAACCAGAGTCGATGGCTATAACGGTAATGGAACCTGCCGATGGTCGCATTGTCATGCAAACTACGACCTGCAACGCTGAAGGGGAAGAGATCACCTATGAGATCGAGCTCCGGCCGACGACTAACGGTATTACAATGAAACAGGTTATCTCCGATTGCGATTTATCGGATTTCATACAGGATGTCAAGCATCTGTCCGACCTTAAAAAGGGCGATCTTTTCCGGCTGGAGAGTGATTGCGTGGTATGGCGCTTTTATGGTGCTGAAAAACGTTACGGCGCGTTGGCCTATGGCTTTACTCGTCAAAATGGTCGGGAGATATCTTGGCTGAATAAGGACGTGAATGTTTACCCTTGTGTAAAATGAACTAAAAAACATGGATATTACAAAAATGACAGCAGCGCAACGCGCCGAGTTGAAGGCGCAGCTTGAGGCCGAGGAGCGTGCCGAGAAACAGAAACGCGAAGACGATATTGCGGCGTATAAGGATTCCGTCGACGAGTTCTGCCGGGGCAAGTTCGCCCGCCTACAGGCGTTGAGCGAGGAGATGCGTCGGGCGAAGGAGGAGGTGTTCAGCGATGCCGAGCGTCTGATCGCGCTCAAAGAGGAGCTGTTCCGCACGAAATCCGACCGCCACAGCAACCAGTTCACGACCTCGGACGGCGGCATTACGGTCGCTCTGGGCTACCGCACGAACGACGGCTGGGACGACACGGTGAACGCCGGGGTCGACAAGGTCAAGACATTCATCCGCTCGCTGGCGAAGGACGACGATTCGGCCGCCCTGACGGAGATGGTGATGAACCTGCTGGCCAAAGACCGCAAGGGGAACCTCAAGGCGAGCCGCGTGCTCCAACTGCGGGAGATCGCCCGCAAGTCGGGCTATCCGGAGCTGATCGAGGCGACCGACATCATCCAGAGCGCCTATCGGCCCGTGGATTCGTGTCAGTTTATCTCGGTGTCCTACAAGGACGAGAAGGGCGTGAAACGTGCGCTGCCGCTCTCGCTGGCGGCGATGGAATAGCGCTGTCCCTCTGCAAAGCAAATCCCGCTCTTTTCGGAGCGGGATTTTTATTACCTGACCTTCTTCAATGTCAAATCGCGGTCGAAGATGTGGATAGAAAGCACGTCGCCGTCGATGCGTCCCGTGAACGTATTCGCGCTGGTCTCAATCGTGACGTTCGGCGCTTTGTAGGAATACAGATATTCCTGTCTGACTGGATCGGAGTTTTCGTATTTCCATTCGGCTGTGCATTTGCGGTTGAGCGCGAAATAGAACGTATCGGTGCGCCCTTCCGTGGTTTGGCTCCATACAGTACCAATCAGTTCATCCGAGGTCGGAGTTTCCTCTTTGTCCGAACAGGATGAGAGGAGGATGCCCGCAAAACAGATAGAGAAGAGGAGGAACAGTCGTTTCATGGCAGATGATTTTGATACAAAGGTAGTATTTTCCGGACAAATAGCTTAATTTCGTTAAGCAACGAGGGAGAAAATTTTGTTTTCTCCCTATTTTTGTGTATTGAAAACCCGAAATACCCCCCCCC